GCAGGTGAAGCAATCGATCTGCTGACATTGACTCGCTCACTTCGGAAGTCGGGAGATATCGAAAGCATCGGAGTTACGTATTTGAGCAGCACAAGTGACAAGGTAGCATCTACCATCAATCTCGATACTTGGTGTAAATTACTTTACGAGTACTATCTCCTGCGAGAGATTAAGAGGATAGGTCTCGCTATGGCGCATAGGAGCGATTTAAACGATACGGATGCCTTTGATCTATACTCTGAGTCCACTATTGAATTAGAGTCGATCCTTGCGTCTAATATAAAGTCTGACGTAAAGCACGTTAAGGAGATCACTCCATTGATGACTCAATCGATAGTCGATAGGATGTCATCAGTTAACGCAATGTCGGGATATTCAACGAGCATTAAGAGCATTGATAGACTTATCGGAGGACATCAGAAGAGCGATCTGATGTATATGGCAGGACGTCCTGCTATGGGTAAGACGGCAATGGCATTGACTGAAGTACTTGAACTAGCAAGGCAAGGCACACCAGTTGCATTCTTTAGCCTAGAGATGTCATCGACTCAGATAGTATTTCGCTTAATGTCAATGATGACGGGAATCGATGGAGCAGTTCTGATGAAGTATAAATTAGATACCGATAATATGCGGAGATATTACTCATTCCTCGATGAGTTCAATCAATTACCCATCTTCATTGATGATACTCCTGCTCTATCTGTGATCGATCTTAGGTCAAAGGTCAAGAGAATGCAGATGAAGCATAAAATCGAGATCGTATTCGTTGACTATGTGCAATTGATGACTAGCGGAAGCAAGTCAAAGCAATTGAGCAGGGAGCAGGAATTGAGTCATATTAGTCGCAATCTAAAGTTAATTGCCAAAGAATGCAACATTCCGATGATAGTACTGGCGCAATTGTCGAGAGCAGTTGAGCAGAGATCGGAAAAAAGACCTTTACTCAGCGATCTTCGAGAGTCGGGAAGTCTCGAGCAGGATGCTGATGTGGTTAGCTTCCTATTTCGCCCCGAATACTACGATATGATGCAAGATGAGAATGGTCATAGTACCGAAGGTCTTGGTGAGTATATAGTCGCAAAGCAGAGGAATGGAAGTATCGGAATAGCTAAGATGCAATTCCATCCGTCAATAATGAAGTATACTGATATGGCTAATATGCCGTTCTAATTTAATCTAATAGCAATGAAAATATATAAGAATTTTGATGGCAGCTATGACATCGTAAGCAATAATAACATACTCTACCATATGATGATGCTTAATAAGCATACTGGTCATATGCGGAAGATTGGTCATATCGATGACAGATGGAAGCATCCGCAGAAGGCAGTAAAAAACTTTCCAAAGTATATCCATCGTATATTAGGAGATAGCATCGTATGAAGACTTGCAAGATCTGTAAGGTGAAGTTTACACCTACCTATTCATCACTTCAATCGACCTGCGCTAGTCCTAAATGCATCATCGATTATTCGAAGATAGTTGAAGCCAAGAAGTCAAATCGAGATCTCAAGGAAATGCGAGAGCGAGTGAAGTCAGTTAGCCAATGGAGGAGAGACCTTCAGCAAGCATTCAATGCATACATCCGAGCGAGAGATACTGGTAAGCAATGCATCTCCTGCGATAAGCGATTAGCAGGGAAGTATGATGCAGGTCATTATTACTCCGTAGGTAGCTATCCTAACCTTCGATTCAACGAGGATAACGTACACGGCCAATGTGTCGAGTGTAATCAACATAAGCACGGCAATCTCATTGAGTATTCGCTTCGTCTTCCGCTTAGAATTGGCGCAGATAGATATGCCATACTTAATGCTATGAGGAATGATACATTACGATTACCACTAGATGAGATCAAGCAATTAATAACACACTATAAAACACTACTAAAACAATGTATTCAGAAGAGCAAATAGAGACGTTAATGGAATTACGTCATAAACGATGGGCATTACTATCCGACAAGATAGACCTACACGACTACACGAAGCGAAAGCAGTTAGATGGCATCAATCGTCAACTATCCAAGTTAACGGGAAAGCACCAGTACCTATGAGCATATCAATTACCTATCCTCCATTCCTAAATGAAGTAGCAGATGTGTTTGGCAATCTCCGAATGCAGGCTAATAATCAAGTACGGGAGATGTTTACCGAGTTTTCACGAGGAACACAGAACGAATCGCTAGATCGCAATGGCATACTCTGCGAGATGATAGTCGCATACTGGTTGGAATCCACTAACAAAAAGTACGAGATGGGAGAATTGCTAGGAGGAGCGATGGCAGTACCCGATATTATTGTCGGGGATACTCGACTCGATGTTAAGTGGATGTCGGGCGATGAATTTAGAGTGAATTCCAAAGCACATCGCAAGAAGAATGATGTCACTCACTATGCCTTCGTAAAGATTACCCATCTCAACTATGCTCGGATATACATCGTGAAGTATGAAGATGTCAATACTTGGGAGGAAAAAACGGCCTATACTCCGTTCTTTTTTAAAAAGATATGACGTTCAAGACAATTCTCGAAGAGCAGTATAAGCACTTCATCATAGGCATCCTTACTTTCGCTCTGTTGATGCTTGTATTGCCAATTAGACCTGCGATGTTGGCTATGGTAGCAGTATCAATTCTCACAGAATTGCTCACATCATTGCGTCATCGCACTTGGATGTTCAATTCACTTGGCATTCTTGCTACAATTGCAGGAGCAATGGTCGCATATCTTATTGCTCTCATCTGATGGTTAGGTTAGATTATAACGCATCCGAGCGATGCCTTCGGATATGTCATCAAGAGTTCGATCTAGAGGAAGGATTCGTAACTATCGGATCACACTTAAGTGAAACGATGGCACATCTATTCGTTGATTACGCAGATAGTACTTCACTTGATGATGATATCTATGCTAGTTCTAAGAATATGCGCTTCTGCTTTCTCGATTGGAGAGCGAATCTATATGATGATGACTTCTAGCATTGAAAGTGAGGAAGGTCTTTAAATGACTTCCAATCTCCTCCCCATTGTACTGGATGATGTTGCATCTTCACGATGTTCGCGAATCGCTCGAATAGATGACTGCTCCAATCTAACTTGCCATCTCGCGTCTTGAATGCGATATCAAATGCCTTGCTAGGATATGCGTTATGCTTTCCTCCTCTAGCGATATATGTGACGATTGCTCCCTTCTTAGTTCTGCCTTGAGCATAGAGATCTAACTGCTCTTGTGGCGATCTATGTGTGCAGGTGATGAATGGTACGGGCATCTCGGGATTCAATGCAATGAATGCTGCTGATGCATCGCTCCAACATTTCTGAAGTACTTTCTCGCAATCTTGAATATCTCTACTTGCCATTGCTCATTGAATTGATGGTCTGATCTTTTATCGTGCTTGACTTGCTGCTTCCGACATAGTAACTGAAGATACTTGCTCCGATGCTCATTACTGCTCCGAAGCACATATCTGCTAGTCGTTGGTTCTCTACGGGGATAGCTACAAATATTAGAGTAATAATCGTGCATACAAGTAGTCCTAATCCCGTGATGACTACTGCTGCCATCAACCAGTCTCGTTTGCTTGTTGCCTTGACGATCTCTGATTCTCGTAATCGTGCAGATGTGCGATCATCTACTTCTGCCTTATAGGTCTCGAGTTCATTCTGCACATCGATTCTGTGCATCTCTAACTGCCATTCCATCTTGTACTTCTCGAATTCCAAAGCAAGGTCTCGATATTGCTGATTCTTGTCCTTGTTATCGTTCAGTAATTCTCCGACTCTCTCGATGGCATCTACTCCGCTAATGTCACCCACTACTTTGAGGATGTCACCTGCTACTGGCTTGACTTTATCGCGTACGAATATGCCGAACTTCGACTCTGCGATGCGCTGACCTAGCGGAGTACCTTCAATCATCTCTTCATTATTAGATTAAGTACACCACCGATGATGCGCTTGTAGTTGGCAAATAAGTATATGAATAATTTCTCTCCAAGTAGAGTACTGATCGGTACTAGGAATTGGGCAGATGATGTCATCTTATTGCTCAAGCAGTATACACTAACTAAGTATCCGCTGAATATGGACATACCTACTACGGCTAACCATTGAACTACACTAAGAGTCCTCCCCTTGTAGATCTCATACGATAATTTACCTAATAGACCTATACTCATCCCGATAACGTATGTGCTAAATTTAGTTGTGTACTCGAATAGATCGCTCGTCCAATGATGATGCATATGATGGCTTCACTTTACTTAGCATACGTTGCTCATATGCCTTCAATTTAACTAGTAATTCCTTCCGCTTACTAACGGATGTCTCTGCATTTTTCATCGCGGAATCTGACTTATTCGATAATCTCTTACATCGTGACTAGTTGCAGTATTCCCACTAGAGAAGATGTAGCTATTGCTGCTCTTCCTCATCTGCAATGGAGGACGTTGCGGCCATACGTTATTGGTGTATTCGGGGAAGAGTGATGAATTCGCACACAAGTACTCGACCATCAATGTAGTGTAGTATTCCGCATTAGTTCTTGCTCTATTCATCATATCCTTGAATATGACATCTGATACTGGCGATGAGTCCTCACTTGTACGTTGAACTAACGTACCATTGTCGATCTTGTAAGTAAGTGATGGCAATGCTTCGACCATCGTCCACCATAGCACCAGTCTTCTAGCGTAATCATCTACGAGTACTTGATAATTACCCGTTAATGTATCATTCAAGATATCATCCTTGAGTCGAGTATAAAGCGAAGTACCGAGATATGCGCTCAAGTACTTATCCTGCGCGAGATAGATTGATGGATAGAGCAGATTAGGATCTACTGCGCCATTGATGGTCGTATACTTCTTAACGTATACATCTGATATGAATAGTACTTCTGCCATTGCTATGAGTATTTAAGTGATCCTCTACTTGGTGTTGATATTGGAGTTATAGTCTCTACTCCTTTTTGCGGAACATATGGATTGTTACCTACTCGCTTGTCATTCTCAAGTCCAATATTGGGTAATATGCGTCCTTTAGCATCGCGCTTACGCATAAAGATTAATCTCTTGAATGCGTGATGGCAGTAGACACCGCCTTTCCAAGTGAAGATGTCGTAATTTGACTCTCCCGCAGGAGCAAATTGACCATTCACTCCTGCATCGCCCATCTTCTGAAGATCTTCATATCGGAAGACCTTGCCATCCTTAGCCATACCGACCATCACCTTGCAGAATTCGCGTGACTTTTTGCTGATATTGGTCGTGTATTGGAAGCGTAATTTATACATTCCTGCATCGCCCCATTTAGACTTCTGATCGCCATTGGCATACGAGTCGTATGTCGCTAGTTCAAGTGATTGAATGCGATTAATTGCTTCCAATTCCTCTTCGTGAGTATGAGCAGCATCCTCTTCGCTGACCAATTGCCATTCATCAAGATCGATATACTCT